TCTTTAGCCCCTACCTTAGCCCCGCCCTCGCCGGGCTTGTCGGCGAACTTGCCCGCCGTATCGCGCTTGTGCTTCGCCTCCTCGTATTTAGCACGAGCAGCGTGGAGGCCGGGCGCGAGCTTGAGCTTATGGGACTTCTTCATCACTTGTACCTTGCGGCGGCGGCATGGTGCCCATTATCATTGCTAGATTTGCCTCGTTCCGGGCTTGCGCGTTTGGAAGCTCGGATTTCATCACGATTTCTTCCTTGGTGCCAGAAACGGTTCCCCCGGCGTTGAGCGTTACCTTGATGTCCTCGGCCACAATCTCGTCCATAGCAAGTCTTGCTCGCTCGTGGACCGCGTTCTGTATCCAGAAATTGACATCGGTGGAGACATACTCCATCCCTTTCTGTTCCGCATCTGTCAGTTCAATGGTATACGTTGGCATCTGTTTCTCCCTAGCCTACGAGCCAGATAGTGTTTACATTGTGATTGGACCGGTATGCGCCAGCCGCTGCTGCAGAAGCTGGACCGGGTGCAAAGTTCATTGCCCACGCTACGGTATCTCCTGCGGCTAGATTAATCATCACCTCTGAATGGTGAAGTGTCCAAAGAGAATTACTGTCACGGTACGTGAAGTACGTGTTAACGCCATTGATGATCACGGCGTAATACGCCGCGCCACCCGTAATAGTGCCGTCCCCGGTTATTCCTGAAAACGAAATGTAATAGATACCGGCCACAGGAGCAGTGAACCTGAAAGTGCTGGTTGACCAAGGCGATCCGATATTGAGGTTAACACTATTGACTGGATATGGGTAAACCTTGTAAGTAGCTAAAGCGTCAGTAACTGAACCCAACATACCAGGCAGTATTGGATCGAAGATACCATGGTTAGGCGCAACCACCTTAGTTCCAGACGCACCAAATGCGAGACCGGCGTTATTGGCGATGGCGTATCCATTGATATCTAGTGACATGATTAGGCCATTAACGCTATGGAAAACATACCGTGCCCTCCGTCACCGTAGAAACCAGCGGTAGCCGGACTAGGGCTGGTAATGTACCAAGAGAACCAGTCGCTAGGAAAAGCAAAAATTATAGCACTAAGACTGACATGGTGCCAACTTGCAGTATGGTTCCAAGCATTGGAATGCATATCACCACCGTTCTTTCTCACGTATAAATACCCGACGGTGGCCGAAGCAATACCGCTAGCAGTTACCATATAGTAACCCTGTTTTGGACAGGTAAACCGCCCGGTCGCATTGTCCCAGTGTCCGCCCCTATTCACATCTGCGGTTACTAGAAGAGGCCCACCACTTCCGTTGTAAGGACTGCCTCTACCAACAAGCTGCCCACGCATAAAGGGTGTCTGCGGTCGGGTCAGAATGCCGCTGGCATTTACACTCATCCAGTTCGTCGCTCCACTATCCATCGACAGTGTAGTACCGCCCGGTGAAGTCAGCGTAATGTCGCTGATATTAAATCCCATGACCCTATCCTACCCGTCTACACCAGACGGCATGAAGAGAAGCCGGGTACAACCCATAGTTCTGCGAAACACAATCAGGCCCTACCGGTGAAGGCGCTTGGTTGACGAACAGCGCCAGCGTATCTCCAGCAGCGCAGGAGAATAGTGCGGAGGAACCACCAACATTCCAGACAGAATTGGGAGTCGCCGCATTTCCTTGGTTCCAGTGGACATAGTAAGCCACCACGCCATTCTTGGCGAAAGCTGAATAGCCATAGGTATTCTTGGTAGCCGGGATACCGGAACCACCCCTATGAAGGCCATTATAGCCCATGGCATAGATACCGGCGACTGGACAGGTGAACACCCCGGTAGACCCCACTAGACCTGTATTCCACCAACTTATGTTGGTCGGCCAGCCCGTTGTTAACGAATAGTAGAGCGTACCACTATTTTGGAAACCAGAATAGCCGACACCGTCGTCTATGGCATTGCCTCGACCAGCCGCATCGAAAGTCAACGCGGTGTTAAGCGTGATGCCAGCAGTCTTGACTATGGCGGCACCGCCGATATCAATACTCATCACTCAGTAACCTTCTTCGGCGTCGCAGTAGCCGGGTCCACTTCGGTGAGAGCGAACTTGTAAACCTTACCCCGCTTGTCGTTGTAGATGAATAGGTCGTCCTCACCCTCCACGATGGTCCATTCGCCGATCCCGTTGCTTAGGCTCAAGTCCGAGGTGTAGACTACACCCCAGCGCGCCGTGGTAGAGCCAAGATTGTTCCCACCATTAATCTGCGGCACTACAGGGCCGTTGACGATCAAGGGACTGGAATTAGCGGCAGCATTAGTACCGATAGAAACGGCACCGCCATTATAGTTCAAATATATTCCTGATGCAACACCGTTGTTGACAGCCTGAATCTGGTTTTGGTCCATCCGTAGATTGTATGTGCTAGTAGCACCGATCTGGAACGGATGAAGAGTAGAGCCTAAACCAATCGAGTTATTTGTCAATCGAAGGGTATTTATAGTGACTTCGCCAGTGGCACGATCGATAGCAAGCGGATTTGAAAGTGCATTTCCGAGGTCGTCGTAACGGTTGATTACAAAATTCGTCCCGACATTACTACCGGTTTCACCCGCAGAATCCCCTAGAACGATATTCCAGCGGTAAACCCCAGTGTAGCTTTGCCCTACAATATTATTGTTATTCGCGGCCCCTGATTTACGCAGGCCTAATGTAACACCTGTCGCAGGATTAGTTGGCGCAATAAGAAACTGGGGTGATACCGCATTGGTACCAGTCAGCGTCAAGCAACCGGTCAGGTTGATGTTACCGGTAGCGCGATTGACAGTTATCGGGTTGTTAAGATACGTACCCGCATCACTAAACCCAAACAATGCGAAATTGGAACCTGCGTTACCTGTGCTTTCAGCAGTCCCATCACCAAGATATAGACCCCAACGATTTAATACACCTTTAGTACCAATGAGAATAGAAGCAGCCCCAGTGACATTAGTGCTTAACGTTACTGTTGCATGACCAGCGGCGCTATTGATGATCAGCGGCCCAGTCATAGTATCGCCGAGCTTCAATACATAAGCCGACAACAACCGCTGGTTCCAGACAGTACCGTCCCACTGATAGGCGGGACCACCAGCCGGGGTGTATACGTCGCCTGTAGTTGGAGCGTCGGGGAAATTAAACATCGGGTTCAGACCCCTCCACGGTACCACCCGCTTCCTTGAAATTCAACCAATCGCTACCTTGACTATCCTCAGTCAGCCACCACTCGATACCATTCTCATCTATACAAACAACCATTTGTGGATCACCGGGGATCAATGGCGGCGACGCATATTTACAAGAAACATAAGCCATCACGTCATCCTCGCGTTTACGGCAACGTAGGGCGCGATACCGTAGCACGACCCAGCCGCTACAGCCGTAACGGCGACACGAATGTTATCAGGTTGGCCGGCTCCATACGAAATGCCAGCTGTTGTATTAACGAGCGTTTGCGTGCCAAAAGAAACTGCCGAAGGAGCAGCACGCATTCGTGTTTGAAATAGATAGTTGCTGTAAACTGACTGAGAGGCCGCACCTGATGTGAACCCGACGATGAAAGACGTGTCATATTTGGCGTAATAGCGACGGCAAGCCTGCTGTTCTTCGCCAATGTCGGATACATCCCACGGCGGCGCAAGCCCAGTCTTGTTTGGGTCCGCGTAAAGGCCGACCTCGCCGAGATAGAATCCATTCGCCGCTCCAACACCATTAGCCTGTCCGGCACCGCCATAAATGTTCGCTGTTTGCCAGGCCCCGGCAGTGCCAACCATGCTCGATCCGACAGCTATACCCCATTCGACCCGCATACCCACGCCTGTATCCGTCGTCCACACTCCTTGCGAATCGCCGGGAATGCTGAGAACTATAAAGTTCTCGACGTTGGCAGTCGCGGTGAATTGCGCAATGTAGACACGGTTTAGGGCAGCATTGGAAATCCGCGCAGAATATAATCCGCCGATGGAAGTAAATACCATAAAGCGCAAGACGATGCTTTTAGCGGTCACCGTTCCCCAACATAAATCGGCTAACCTGGTACCTTCAATAAATGTTGTGATGATCGCATAATCGCCGGCAGCGAGTGCTGCTTTTGGGGTGCTGACGCTAATGTACATTGCATTCGATCTGTTAGGACCGAAATCAGCATCTAGTAATGAGCTACTCAAAATCCCCGGCGAGACACTCCAGCGGCTATGAAACTGATCGGCAGCGTAATAAGCTACGTTAGCAGCCGCTGCTGGCGATGCATTAAACCCATTCTCTTGCGATATCAGCATCGCACCATTGACCATGCGATTGTATGTTTCGGCAGTGGCGGGAGCGAGTTGCCTCCACGCACTCCACACGCCGGACAGCCGACCGCGATACCAGAAGCCTTTGCCAAAGGATGGACCCCCGCTGTACGGGTAGGCGATCTGCGTGAGGCTGGCCCCCCAAGCCAGCACTTGCACAAAGTAGTTATCGAACGCAGGCGGCCCGTTGGTGCCGCCGTAAGGCATGTCGTAATGCCATCCCGGCGTGACAATCAGGTTGAAGTCGGCGGCGGGCGCGCCAATAGCGTTAGGTACAACGGGCGCTAGGGCGTTGACCGCCTTGACGTGCGCGGTGGTCGCGACCGACGTGTCGTTGTCGGTGGCGGGCGGCGTCAGCGTCGTCGAACCTGACGGCATGTTCACGATGCCGTCAATGCGGTTGATGTTAAACACCAGGGAAGCAGTGGTTCCGGCGTTGTCCCAGCGATAAATGTTGAAATTGGAACCAACACCTTCGGCCCCTTCGGCACTACCGTCGCCAAGGTCTATGCGCCAGCGGCTCTTGGCTGCCATACGGCCAAGAATATACGCCCACGATCCAGAGGCAGGCTTGTCGAGGTTGATTGCGGGGCCAGCCTTGGAAATCGTCAGGTCGCCGGTCATAGTGTCGCCAGCCTTGGCGACCTTGGTGCCGAGCAACGTGTCGATCGCAGCCTTGGTATAGCCTATCACCCAATCCAACGCGCTGCGTACGTATGAATTGCTATCGTTCGGTGCATCGGTAATCGCCGCTGGCCCGCCCGGCCCGATATTTACCTGCACCCACTGCTGCGAGGTCCCGTCATCGTACCAAAGGTAGAAGTTGCCGCTGTCACTTTCCCACCATAGCATACCCGGCGTCGGCGATGCAGGCGGCGTGTCCTGCACCGCTATCGAAGCGCCACCACCGCCACTCTCAGCGGCTACGGCTAGCCAACGAGGCGACTTGAATATGTACGACTGCCCACCATCAGGTGGCGTGTATACCTGATCTTCAGTCGGGCTATCGGGAAAGTTGTACATTGGCTAGACCGGGGGATTCGGTTTCTTGTTGAGGGTGGAGCCGTTCGGCTTGGCTGGTGGCTCGGCGGGTTCAGCTGCTTTAGTAGTGGCCTGTAGTTCAACGAGCTGCTGCTCAAGCTCCTGTATACGAGCGCGGGCGAGTATGAGCTGAACATGCATATCACCCAGCGCCATACGGATGCTCTGGTCGATGATATCCTGTTGACTTTGGGCCACCATTACGCTCCTGCGAATGCGTTAGCCCGCGCGTCCCATATAGACGCGAGGGTGAACTCGATATCTGGGTCGGTTGGCCCCTCCGGCCCGGCTGACCCCAGCGTTGCCGCTATCGACGGGTTTGTAGCGACGTGCTGCGCCAGCAGGACCGCGTTATCATCTCCCCGGAAGACCCGGTTAGCATACGCCACCCGGTTCTCGTGGTTGACGGTGCTGGCTGGCTCAGACGCCACCATTTGCGCCGCCTTGAGCGCAAGATAGCTGACCCGAGAATAGAAAACCGGGTCGCTAGCCGCAGTGACGACGGCGAGGCTCATGTCACGCCTCCCTTGAGGGCTTCCTTGATCGAAACGCGCTTGTACATCCCTTCGGGTGCTTCAGCGAGGTTCTTCTCGATGATAGGAGCCGACGCCTTGGTCTCGACGACCCATTCACCGTCACGGTAAACGGCGATATGGCGCTTCGGGTCAGGCACCGACGGTGGCACGTCCAGCGTAGCGTTAGCCGGGATAAGGTAGCTCCCCGGCGTCTCAGGGTCTGGGTCCGCCGCCGAAGAAGCATTAAGATAGACGAAAGTCTCTGGGTCGTAGTGGTAACAGATCAATGGTAGTGCCATAGTGTTCTCCCCTAGTATTTAATACATGCCAATAGAGCGACATTCCTTGGTCTTGTCTCAGTAGTGCCGCCAACGTTAGCCACTACAGTACCTGAAGTGGTATGTGTATGATCGACGGATTGTGCTGCAGTATTACCAGTCATAGCGTGGGTGTGTCCCGCCGAACGGCCACCGGTAGTCGACGAGGCATCACTGAAGGTATGCGTATGGTTCGCGCTCACACCACCTGTTGAGCCGCTGACCGCAACCGTATGGGTGTGCGCCGCGCCGGTTGAATTGGTTGTCGGGGTGGTATCATTGGCAGAACCGTTACCTACCCAATCGTAACCAAATGCAGCCTGGCCCGACATAGGCATAACGCCGGTGATGGTATGAGAATGGTTAGCACTACCGGTGCCTGTCGCCGAGCTGGTATCCGCAAAGGTATGGGTATGACTGACCGAGTTCGCGCCGGTTGAACCTGAGACCGCCACGGTATGCGTATGATCGGCACTTTCGGTGCCCATCGTCAACCCGGTAGCGGCATGCGTATGACCGGCACTGATGCCACCGCTAGTCGCGCTGAAGGTATGATCGTGGGTCTTTAGACCATCGGTCTGTAACGAACCAAACGCACGGCCCGCGTCGACTACCGCCCGGCCATCATTCCAGCCGCGTAGGAACTCACCCCGGAGGTCCGGGAGGGCAAACGTGGTTGAGCCGTCACCTGCCCCGAAGGTCGTCCCTATGACCGCGAACAGGCCCGCGTAGGTCACGCGGTTTATCAAGGCCCCATTCGCCTTCAGCCACCCCAACGGCGCGGTCGTCGTAGCCAACATAGCTACCGACCCGACAGGCGTCCCGTCCGAGCTGACCACGCGCCACGTCGGCGCACGGAATACGAACAACGGCCCGCCCGCAGGCTGGAAAGTTTGCCCTTCGGTTGGTGTGGCTGGAAAATCGAAGGCCATCAGGCTAACACCCACGCCCCGTTCATACGCACGTATTTCTGGCCATCCATGGGTGCCTCAGCTACCGGCCCCGCCGAACCGGTTGGTCCCATGTTGACCTGAATCCACTGTGAAGAGTTAGCGTCAACATACCAGATGTAATGGTTAGCCGTATCGCTCTCCCACCACAGCTGCCCGGCTGTCGGGCTAGGGGGAGGATTGTCCCCGATGAACATATACGCGCCGCCCATCGGGCCGACAGGACCCTGTATGCCCTGTATGCCCTGTATACCTTGCGGTCCTATCGGTCCTACCGGGCCGGGCACGGTGCTATCGGCACCGGTTGGGCCTGGTGGGCCTTGCGGTCCTGTCGCGCCGTCGCTACCCTGATAACCGTCAGCGCCCTTCGGGCCAATGGCTCCCTGCGGACCTACCGGGCCGACTGGCCCTTGCAATCCCTGCGGACCCTGAGGACCGATTGGTCCAGCTGGCCCTACCGGCCCGCCCGGAGGCCCCGGAGGACCTACAGCCCCCATAGGTGTCGCCTGTACCCACTGCGTGCTGGTACCATCGTTGTACCATACGAACATGATACCGGTGTCGCTCTCCCACCATAGGTCGCCGACGCCCGGCGTGGGTGGCGGTGTATCGCCTATGGTAACTGAAGCGCCGCCTCCACCACTACCCGTCGATGGAAGAATCTGCCACGTCTTATCACCACGCCAATACTTATCGATCGTACTCTGTGGTATGAAATTTTCCTTGGCCGCAAACTCATCGGCCAAGTCGTTCCAGTTCAGGTTCTGGCGAGCGTAGATCTTACCATCGTTGGGAGCCTCATCGACCGGCCCGGCTGGACCTATCGGCCCGGCTGGCCCTTCCGGTCCTACCGGCCCCTCTGGTCCCTCAGGCCCAAACGGCCCCGCAGGACCTACCGGCCCCGGAGGACCGGCAATTTCAACGATCTCTAAAAGTGAAATAGTTTCTGGTTGAACCAGCTCAACCAAAGTAACCGGTTCAGGGACTGCGACGTCTATAGATACAATCTGAGTGGTTAGTACAATATCCGTTGCTTCAACCGCAACCGTCGGCTTCTGTACTACAACCTCAATGATCACCGGCTGAGGCGGACGAATCACCTCAACGAGAGATATACCCTCAGAGTTGATATCTATTATCTGGTTCACTTCGCAATCTTCAACTGTGCCTGCGAGGCAGCTGCCGGTTGTATTGAATCGGTAACGTCGCCCGTCACGGTAACGGCCCCGGCAACCAATGTGTTCACCGTACCGTCAGGATAGGTAAGCTGGAGGTCCCAAATCAGAGCGCCGATAGGTAGGGTGTCGCTAACTAGAGCGGTCAGCGCCACCGATACAGTATTCGACACATCTGGCTCAGCAACCGCCACTATTTCACAGTCCAAAGTGAAGACCTTGACACCAGCGAACTTGTCCCTGATCTCAGCCTTGGGGATCACCCCGGTAAGATCATGAGGGTCAGTCTTACCCTCATCTCTCCAGAGCTTGAATTCCCATTGCGCGCTATCACCGTGATAGAGCTGGAGCGGATAGTTGACGGGCATCATGCTACGAGTTCCTCTTCCTCAGCGAATAGCTCGGAGATCTCTTCCGGGGAGACCTCGCCGTACTCGTCATCCCCGGTGCCCTCGGATAGATCAGCAGGCTCAGCGCCGGGTTCAGCCAAACCCTCCTCGGGAACCATAGCCGCCTCCTCCTCGGCCACGAGTTCCTGCTCTTCCTCAGCGGTGCGTTCCTCAGAGGCGATACGGCCCCGCTGAAGGTTGGCGTACAATGTCTCGTAGCTGATGACCTTGTTCATCCACAGCTCCACCATCTTGTTCGCCTCGTCCGGCGTCAAGTCTGTCTCGAGGAAGTTCAGGTTCGGCTTGACTATGATCTCGTCAGGGTCCTGCCCTACAAGCATAGCGCAGTACCGTAGCACCTGCTCCAGCGCCGCCGCGCTAGTCAAGGCAACCGATACCATGGTAGCAGCACCCGCGCGAGCGCGTATGCGCAGTGCCTCGCCGCTCTCGGCCGACTTCTTGTCGCCGATGGAGAACATGCGTGTACCGGACTCCGCCGCCCGGCTTCGCTCATCCTCGATGGCTGTCTTGTGCGCCTCGATACCGGCCCCGGAAGGCCCGACATACTTGGCGTCGCCGCCCTCAGGGATTGCTATACCGACGCCAGCGCCGACATAGTCGGGTACATCCTCCTTGGCTAGGCCGATATAGAAC